TCTTCTAGATTAGTTTCTAGTAGATCAAGTAGACCATATACGCCTTCATTGATAAAGGCAAAGTCAACATAACTATATTGAATTACTTCATGTGGTAATGATGATGCATGAGAACCAATGAATGCAATTTTTAAATTTGGGTGTGATAGTTTTAATTGTTTGGCAAGAGAACTGGCACCAATCATCATGGTGGTACCAGAATTTGGGTTTTGTCCATAGAGAACAAATACAACTAACTTAGGTTTAGTGCCTGCAATTTCTTCTGCCGCATCTTCGTCTGATAGAGGACAGGCATCAAAATCCAAAATACAAGGTTCATGATTTTTTACACGAACAGCATTTGCCAACAATGCTGCCCAGGTTGGCATCTCAATTGCCGAGTGAACCTTTGATAAATCTTGGTAGGCTTTAGCCGCGCTACTTGGTACAACGAAACACACATTAGACATAACAACTCCATTATTAATGTAGAACTCTTTTTGTTCCTTCCTGTATTTCTTCTATTTCCATTTCTCCATCTATACTATCATCTTCATCATCATCTTCGTCACTATTTAGGGCTTCTTCAAATTGGTTAAGAACACTATCATAATGTTCAACTAAATCTTCCCGTGGTTCAAACACACTCAAAATATCTGATGCATATAGTATAGCTTCATTTTCTTTAATTAATTCAACTGGCAACCAAGGCATCATCATCATTATTGTTTTATTATTGGGTAATCTTTTAAGTATAATGTGCATTGGTTTGTCTAAGAGCACCGTATCGTTTTCTTCATCTTCAAGATAGTTAGCAATAATATCTTCACCGGATTGGAGACGAACTATCTTTATATTACTGTTCATGTTTTTAACTCTATTGGGTAAATTTTATATACGAATTTTTCTTCATCATAGATTTTTAATCTTTGGATGAAGTGTTTCAATGTGAAGTTTGTAAATTTTCCCACGCGAAAATCATCTGATATGTCAAACAATGTTGCAGCAGTTTTGTTATCACCTACGCGAAGACCTCTACCTATTGACTGCAAATTCCTAATCCTAGACTTCGAAGGAGAGGCAAAGAGTATGTTATGTAAGTTTCGAATATTAATGCCAGTAGAAAAAGTGCCATAAGAAGCAACAATAATGGCATCAGATTCTTTTTCAGTAATAGCACGAATTGATTCCCTAACTTCAACATCGGTGCCACCATATACGAAAAATATAAGGCGTTTGCCAGCAGATTCTTTGATAGTCTCATACAAACTTTTTCCATGTTTTTCTACAAATTGAAACAGTATTAGAGAATTGCCTTCTAATGATAATGCAAGATTCTTAATGAATTGGTTTCTGGCATCATTTCTGACGATGTATTCCATTTCATCGTTATAGTCCCATCCTTTTGCTACCTTACATACTGAGTCTGAATACTTTAACACTAAGCATTTAATTTTGAAATCAGCAAGTTGACCTTTGTCAATTAACTCTGAGGTCGTAGTTGCTTTATATACTGGACCAAATAAACCTTCAAGTACCAGTCTATGTGTCTGAGTACCATCAAGTGTGCCTGTGGTACCTATTCTATATTTAGAGTTGACACAACCAGACAATATAGTGGTTAACGATTTAGCTTTAAACTGATGGGCTTCATCACCAAGAACAAAATCAAATTGCTCAAAATATTCAGCATCGTTTTTGTAGATAGATTGCCAAGTAGTGATGGTCAAAAACATTTTGGTATGTTTATCTTTACCTGCATACTGTCGATGACAATACTTAGATGAATTATAACCATAGTCTTCAAAGTCTTTATACATCTGTTCAACTAATGATGTAGTTGGAACAATCAGTAAACCACGCTTATGTTCTTGTTGTAGAAATCTTAGTATGAGATAGAGTATTAGAGATTTACCTGATGCAGTTGGTGACAATAACAGCATACGTTTATTACGAATTGCATTGATAAAGGACTTCAATTGGTAGTCACGAACCTCAAGCGGTATCTCTAGCGTTTTGATAAATTCTTCTGCTTCATTAACAGAGAAGTTTTCTGTAACAATTAAATCTGAATCTATTGATAATTTGTAGTCTCGCTCATCACAAAACTTTTCAATATAAGGTATCAGTCCACGGTAGATAGTGAATGATCTTAGATCAGCAAGGCGTATTTTGCCATCCCACATTCTTGATTTGTATGCGGGAGTAAATTGATAACCTGGTACATAGAAAGTAAAGTAATCACTCATCTCTTGAGCAATACCTTTGTCGCATTCAAAGGTAATGAATGCTTCGTTCTTTCTATGTAAGATTAAGTTATGCACCTTGTATGAATCTTTCCCATGCTATATAATCGCGGAGTTGAAATGTGCGTGAGTTCAATTCTTTCATTATACTTTGGCACAGTTCTACGATTTCGTCATTAAGAGTTTTGATTGCGATATACTTATTGATATCGTCATCACTCTCTAAGTATGTAGTTATCTCGGATTTAAGCACATAGGGAAATGGTTCCCAATTACGAGACTTGAGCGTATCATCATCTAGTTTACCTGTGTAGTATTCCCACTTTAACCGCCTCATTTTGTTATACTTAAACTCCGCCTCTTTAGAAAGTAGGCGATGTTTAGAAAGTATGGTGAGATACTTACTGTGCAGTTTAGGTATATCAAGTAATGCTTTGCCTGGTTCTGTGCGGTCAATGTCACAATCTTTACGCCACATCTCTAGCAATTCTTCAATTTTTGTCATAGTATAAAAACCTCCTATTGGAAGTATATCAAATCATAATGCAGTTGTCAAGTATTATTTAATAACTGCCTAATTGTTGTTTAGCATTTTGAGGTATAATATCATAGTAACTATACCGAAATGTGGCATCGGCAGTTAATATGGTACCAGGATCGTCTTGAGTATTCATAACGAAAGTAGACAATGAAACAGGAAAACATTCATGAAAATGAAAACTGGTAAATGGATTATTTGAAGAATTATATATCGTTATTGTAGCATCAGAGAATTGAGGAAATGTTTTGCTGATATCTGATTCGATAGAAGCATACTTGTTTAATCTACCTAAGTTTGCATATTCTGAAAACCTGGTTGGGAAAGTCATACCTCTAATCCAATCATGTATCTCTAACCAAGAAATTAATGCTTCATCAATGATAAAGGTAACATTCAATAGGTCATATATTGCCTTTTCACCTGGAGAATATATGTCAACGAATGGCGTGTTCTGAATAATTTCAGACAATGAGATGCCAGGAACACTTACGTTCTGGCAAAAGTATTGCATATTTGGTGCTCGACCAAATGTCAACAGAAATTTATTCGGTTGTAATGGATTTGGATTAAGTGGGTTTCGTGTGAGAACTGTCATAGTATCCTATTTATAAGATAAAAAAAGAGGACTCTTTTTTAAGGAGTCCTCTTTAAAGATCACTCTATGGTGACTTTTTTATTACATGATGTTGGCGATACGGAATGAACGATAGTAGTTGTTCAACTGTGCGTTCAAACCACCAAGACCCTGCGAAGTACCTTCTGCAAATGGGTTAGCAACTAGACCGTAACGGGTCTTGAAGCCAATCTTTGGCTGGAATGTACCTGTATCAACTGCACGAACCATTTGTAGAGGAACGTATGGGCAGTAGAAAATACCAGCGTCATATGCATTTGTACCCTTGTAACCAACAACCGCAAATTCAGCGGTAGAGCCTGATGGGAAGTATGGGTCAATGTAAACTTTGATACGACCGAACATTGTACCAGCGAATGTATTGCCAGTATCGTCAACGGTTAGGCTAACTTGACCTTGTAGTGCTGAATTGTAGTCAAGAATACCAGCCATTGCAAAAGCAGAAGCAACATCAGAAGAACAAATCATGATGTTACCCTTACCGCGACGGGTTGTCTTGGCAATGGTATTAGCTTCGCGTTCGATTTGGAAAGCAAGACCTTTAACTTTTTCAACCATCCAACGACCATTTGAATCTGTGTCAAGGTCAAAAGTACCGCGGGTTGTAGTACCTACTTGTGCGCCTAGTTTAGCAACACCGTAGACAGTACGAACAACTTCACGGTTGATTTCAGCAAGAATTTCTGTTGAAAGAATGTTTGCTAGTTCTGTTTCTGCATCTAGACCATGAACAGCTTTCAAGTCTTGTGCAAGTTCCATTGAGTATTCTGCCTTCAAAGCGCGAGTCTTTGCAGTAACAGTAACTTTCTCAATTGAGAATGCCATTTCTTGGAAGGTGTTACCTGCTGCACCATCGCCAAGTGCTTCAGCGGAACCGGTTGTCATTGCAGCGGCAGCTGCTGCGTTGCTAACAAATGTTTCTGTTGTGTTAGCACCAGCAAGACCTAGTGAGGTCAACTGGGCAAGAATTGCGGCTGTCAATGCTGTGTTAGCACCAGAGAACTGAGTATTAGCTTCATTGAAGAAAGCTTCTGTACCAGATTGACCGGCGTAACGGGTACGCATTGCGAAAATCAAGCCTGTTGGGCCTGTCATTGGCTGAACACCGCAAATATCATAAGCGATTAGGTTAGGCAATGAACGGCGAACCAATGAGATTAGAATTGGATCAAAACCAGCAACTGGACCTGCTGCTGCTGCACCGCCACCGTAACCGCCTGTACCAACGAAGTTTGTTGGTGAACCGGCTTCATGTAGAATGCCAGATTCTTTCATCATCTCGACAGCTTGGTTTTCTAGAATAACTGCGGTAACTGCTTTGCGATATGGGTCTTTAATCGCGGGAAGATCAGCGTGTTCTAGAACACCTTCCCATTTCTTTTGTAAGCCTTCTGATAAATACATTGTTTATCTCCTTGTTTTACTAATTAAATTCTTGTTTTCGAAATTGCTTTAGACACAGCAGCCACAAATGGATCGTTGATATCAACTGTCTTGCCGTCTGTATCTTCTACCTGCTCATGAAGTTGTGATTCAGTTGCTTTTTTGGCACCTGAAGGGAAGTAGTTCTCACGAATTGTATCAAGTTTAGTTTTGTATTCGTCCTCTGTGGAGAATTCAACACTCTCTGCGAGTGATTTGATTTTTTCAACTTGAGTAGTTGTAAGACCTTCACTTACTTCACGGGTAAGTTCATTTTTGCGTGATTCTACAAGAGCCTTGGCATAAGAAATGCCGCGCTCAATTTCTTCATCTAACTTGCTTTCAAGTTCTTCAACTTTACCTGCAAGTTCATCAACAAGATCAACCTTATCTTCTGGAACATTGATGTAATGTTCTGCGAATAGGTTGCGTAGACCAGCAATAAATTCTTCTGAAAGTTCTGAACGAAGACCTGATTCAATGGCAAGTTCATTGTCTTGCATCCATTGCTCAACGACATAGTTGAGGTAATCATCAACCTTTTCGGTTAGGTCTTGGCTCATCTCTGCGATAGCTTCTTCAAGCATACCAGCATATTTTTCTTCCACTTCTTCTTGAATTTGTGCTACGCGATCTTCAACGCGGGCTTCAAAAATTGTAGAAACTTTAGATTTAAATTCTTCTGAGATGGTAGAATCGTCAGCAAAGAGAGCGTCAACATCCTCTTTCATCTTTTCTTTCATCTTCATTTTTTTCATCATTGCTTTATCTTCGGCTTCATCGCCGTGCATTTCAGCAATAACTTCATCTTCATTTTCTGTTTCTTCCATTTTAGCAGAAGCAGCAGATGCTTTAGTTGTAGGTGCTGTAGCACTTTTTGACATGATTTTAAGCTTGGCAGAATCATCGTCATTCTTATAATTCTGTGGGGTTGGTCCACCTGCATCATGAATCTCTGCTGGTAGTTTTTCAGAAGGCATAGCATCAGCTTTACTCTTGCTTCCTGCAAGAATATCTGCTGCCGCTTCCATTAATTTATTTGTTGCCATTAGGAATCTCCTTATGATTTCTTATTTATAAAAATTAAAGTTTACGCAAGTAGTTTTTAAATAGATTTAATGCAACTTCCTCTATTTGACCTTTAGAAGCTTGCTTTATTTGTTTTTTTGCTCGATCAAAATCTACTTCAACGAATCTGCCTTCAACAAACATCCATTCTTTATTTTCCATGATACCATTTACAAAGGCACCTGGTGCAGAAGGATCGGCTACAATATCTGCTGCTGTTGCAAGTTTAAAATCATCTTGCACTAAATTGTAACCTTCTTTTGTTTGAACGAGTGAACCCATGGCGCGAGAAGATACGCCAAGATTTACATCATTGTCAATGAAGTTCTTTACGATTTGTCCGTATGGTGTATCTAAGATAAGTGCTTTACCATAGAATGAATTACCATCTTCGGACAATGAAGTGATTTTGTGTGAAGCGCGTTCTAGATTAATAGAAGGAGTATCTGGATGACCAAGTTCTCCTAGAGCGCGATTTGTTTTAATGTATTCTTCTGCATACCGATTAACTTCACGGCGCATCGTATCCATTTTATACATACGATTGTTCTTGTTAACTTCTTCGGCAACGAGAAATGTTCCTTCAATGTATAATTTTTTCTTACCGTTTTCTGCTGTTTCGGTAAGATATTTTACATTATCAATAGTTTCTGTTATGAGTTTCATACTGGGAATCCTGTGTCTGGTGCTACGTTATAGGTAGCAACTTTAGAAATATCCATAACGATTGTACCACCAGTTACAATATTAATCACAATACTTTGAGTGCTGTTATTTGATACAGAATAACCTAATTCATCAAATCTCATTTCACCTGAGTTATGTAACATTAAAACAGGTACACCATTTCTCACAATACTAATATTACCGTTTGTTGACCATGTAACTCTACGAATTGACGCAGAAGTAACAGTTTCGGTATAAGCATTTGCTCTTAGGTCAGTTAACGCAATGGTTGCGCTACCTGGATCAGTTACACGAATAACTGAACCACCTCTCATTGAATTAGTAATTTCGAATGGCATTTTATCTTAGTCCCATAGATGAGCGTCTACGCATTGACATTTTTCTTTTCAATAGCGAACGGCGCAATTTTGATCTTCTAGTTGTTTTCCATGCACGTTTTAACATTCGTGCTTTATGTAATCTAACATTTGCAGGTATCTTTCTTACCGAGTTACCTACAATCCTATAACCTTTAATGCCCGAGCGTCTTTTGTTTTTCTGCACAACAATACGACCTTTGGCATTTCTTCTAATTCTTCGGCGAATCTTTGTGATTCTTCCCATCTTAACGAGGTTAGTATTTCTTTTAGCAACCTCATCAAGTTCTTCTACTTCTTCATATACATCGGCTTGCACATAACGCTTTGCTTCTTGCAATCGTTGTGCAATAATTTCATCCAAACGATCAAATATACTTTGCTTCGCTTCTTCTAATTTGTTTTCAGCTAATAACTTTAAGAAATTCATTTTCTTTTACTGAATGCAAAGTCTGCAATTTTAGATAAATGCTCTGGACTCTTATGTACCATATCCGACAACTTCTTTTTGTTAGCATCATTTAATGCATTGTGTACCTGTGTAATAGCAGATGCGGTAAAGTGATCAACCTTTCTTGATACGCCATTGGCAAATTTAACTGAACTGCCTGTTTTAGCAGATACAATCTTATGTAGTTGATCCATTACTGCCTCTTCAATTACTTCTACTTCTTCAGCTTGAATTGGGCCATCAACTGCACCACCATAAGGTAAAGAAAAATATTTGTCTATCTTGTCATTATAATACAAAGCAACTTTTGTTCCATCAGGATACATACGAATAGCTTTACGCTTCAACAATAAAACAAATGGTGCTTTTGAAGTATCTTCATTGATATCTTCTCTTACCGCTTTACGAGTCTG